TGAGATCTACTTAGACTCAGAAAATTTACCGACATTTGGTATCGGTCACTTGGTCACTGAAGCCGATATGGAGCATTCTTGGCCTGTAGGCACTCCGGTAACTGATGAAAGAATTCTACAGGTGTTTCATGATGACTGTAAGACCGCTTATACGGACGCCTGTGCTGTTTTTATGAATCTTGCTAGCCACCCTACTGATGTACAAAGAGTCTGCATTAACATGGCTTTTAATCTCGGCAGAAATCGTCTTTCTAAATTTAAAAAAATGATTACTGCGGTCAATGAAGGTAACTATTCTACAGCCGCTGACGAGATGATTGATTCAAAATGGTATCGTCAGGTAAAAAGACGTGGTGAAGAGCTTGTAGAGCTTATGAGGAACTCTCAGAATGGCTAAAACATTGTTTGAACTTTTACAAGAAGAAGGCCGCAGTGTATTCCCAGCGCCTCAGCGTTTTTTTGATCCTGCTGATAAAGCGTACAATCCAAAATTAGGTGGAATGTTTGAATATACACCCGGAGGACGGTATCTTGAAATGGGACCAGAAGGGCCTAAAGATATTACCGGGCAGCGCCCTAAACAAGCTGTGATTGGAGTGACCGGCGATGGTAAACCAATCATGAAAGTGTCACAAGAGCTGGATACTACAGGCGAAGTTAAAAAAACTGGACGTAAAGTAAAAACCAATTTGTTTAAAAAGAAAGCTGGCTGGAACTGGACAGAAGTTCCTGAAGGGTTTAATCCCAACCCAGATAAAAACTTTCCACTTGTGTCCGTCGAGGACGGTAAAAAACACTACTACACCGTGCAGGCTGAGTTTCCTGAAGGGGTAGATTTAGAAAGGTATGAAAAATCAACTACTGAGCCTCGCTTACGACCTACGAAAAAAGGCGAGCTTGAGCTTGGAGACAAAATTGGTGAAATTGAAGTTCGAGGTAAAACTCATCCGGTCTATAAAGCGATTAAAATCTTTGGACCAATTGGAGCTGCTATTGGGGTAGGGCTATCTACATTAGGTCTTGCGGAAGATGCCATGGCAGACGGAATTGATCTGAATGCTGCGCCGGGTGATCTCTGGAATATGTTATCTCCATTAGGTTTCGATATTCCTGAAGTTGGCGAAGGCTCGGATGTTGTACCACTTGATAAACCAATGTTTATTGATCAATACGTAACAGAGGACGATCTACTTGGAGGTTCCTTCTAATGGCTGAAGGAATGTTCGACAGTGCTCTGGAAATGGGCAAACAAATCGCTGCACCTTTCTTCATCAATCGAGAAGCTGCAGAGTACGCCAGAAAGCTACGTATTGCTGAAGACACCAACTACGACGAAATTGACAACAAATATGATGCAATCCGTCATATCGGTGGAGCTTTAGCGCTCTACAGCCAATATCCAGACTTCTTAGCGGATCGAATTCTAAACGCTAAAGAATGGATGAAGGACACAGAACGTGGTCATGAAATGGACTACCACAACAATGCGATAGCAAAAGAATTGTATAATATGCTTGATGCTGAAACCGCAGGTAGTTTATCAACAGAACAAGCGTTAGAGATTGCAAAGTCTTACATTGAAGAATGGGAACTTGCTGATAAAGAGAATCGTACTATTGATCTTCCAGATTCAATGCGCCCTTTATATTACTACAAAGAGCCAACAAAGCCCCAGAAAAGCCCGTTAGAACCTGATCAAGGGTTGATGAAAGGAAATCTGTGAGTACTGAGCTTAATGTAGAACTTCTGCCTTGGCAGCAGACTGTATTTAATGATGACACTCGTTTTAAGATCGTTGCTGCCGGTCGTCGTACTGGTAAGTCTCGTCTTGCTGCTTGGATGTTAATTATTAACGCTTTGCAGACTGAACGTGGTCACGTATTCTACGTAGCGCCCACTCAAGGGCAGGCACGAGACATTATGTGGACTACGTTGCTCGAACTAGGCAACCCAGTCATCACTGGAAGCCATATTAACAACTTACAGGTTAAGCTGGTCAATGGAGCAACCATTTCTCTAAAGGGTGCTGACAGACCAGAGACAATGCGTGGTGTATCCCTAAAGTTCCTAGTTATGGATGAGTATGCGGATATGAAGCCCTCAGTGTGGGAAACGATTCTGAGGCCTGCGCTTGCTGACCAAAAAGGCGATGCGATGTTTATTGGTACGCCTATGGGAAGAAATCACTTTTACGAGCTGTTTAAATATGCGGAAATGTCTGGTGATGAGACTTATAAGGCGTGGCATTTTACGTCTTATGATAATCCACTTCTTGACCCAGAAGAAATCGACACCGCTAAAAAGTCAATGTCATCCTACGCTTTCAGGCAGGAATTCTTGGCATCTTTTGAAGCGATGGGTTCTGAGATATTTAAAGAAGATTGGATTAAGTTTGAAATTGAAGAGCCTGAGTTTGGTGATTACTATATTGCGGTGGATTTGGCTGGTTTTGCGGATGTTGAAAGCGCGACGAAAAGTAAGAACAAAAAACTGGACCAGACAGCTATAGCGATTGTCAAAGTCAATGAAAATGGCTGGTGGGTTGCTGACATTGTTCATGGACGCTGGGACATTAAGAAAACCGCACGTAAAATCTTTGAGGCTGTAAACGCATATCAACCGGTTGCTGTAGGTATTGAAAAAGGCGCATTAAAGAACGCTGTATTGCCCTACCTAACAGACCTGATGAAATCTCAACAACGATTTTTTAGAGTTGAGGAATTAACGCATGGTAATAAAAAGAAAACTGATCGTGTTGTCTGGGCTTTACAAGGCCGCTTTGAACACGGGAATATCTGGTTGAACGAAGGTGATTGGACACCAACGTTTTTAGATGAGCTGTTTCAGTTCCCTAATGCGTTAGTTCACGATGACTTGGTAGACGCTTTAGCCTACATTGATCAATTAGCTAAAGTAGCTTATTACTACGAATACGAAGATAACGATTTTGAAATTTTAGACCCTGTAGCAGGATATTAATATGGACTACGAAAACAATTCAATTGACCCAACATCCCTTGAGGGGTGGGTAATCAATAAATGTGATCAGTGGCGTGATCATTATGAATCAAATTACAAAGAAAAATTTGATGAATACTATCGTTTGTGGCGTGGTATTTGGGCTGCTGAAGACACAATGAGAAATTCAGAACGATCTCGTATTATTTCTCCTGCATTGCAACAGGCTGTAGAGTCTGCTGTTGCTGAGGTTGAGGAAGCTACGTTTGGCCGAGGCAAATGGTTTGACATCGAAGATGACATGATGGATCAAGACAACATGGATGTCTACCATCTGAGAACACATCTTGACGAAGACTTTAAATTTGTTGCTGCTCGTAAAGCAATTGCGGAATGTGTCTTAAATGCAGCTGTATTTGGTACAGGTGTTGCTGAGATTGTTGCAGACGAAGAATTAGAACTGACTCCAGCAACTCAGCCTGTACTAGAAGGAAGTATGCAGGCAGTCGGTGTGATGGAACGCTATCGCACTGTGTTTAAAGTTCGCCCTGTAATGCCTCAAAACTTTTTGATTGATCCTGTTGCTACAACAATCAAAGATGCACTTGGTGTTGCAATTGACGAGTATGTTCCTATTCATCAAATTCATCAGGCGCAGGAAGCCGGTATTTACCGGAATGTGTCAGTCGAAGACACAGCTGTTGACATTGATTTAGAACCAACTCAGGACTTAACAATCTACACAGACGATAAAGTCAGATTGACTAAGTACTACGGTTTAGTGCCTCGTGATTTGTTTGAATCGGATGCCGATGAAGGCGAGAAACCTGCAAACAAGTCTGAGTACGTTGAGGCAATTGTTATTATTGCTAACGGTGGGATCTTACTGAAAGCAGAAACAAACCCATACATGATGCAGGACAGGCCAGTTGTTGCATTCCCTTGGGATGTTGTGCCGGGTCGCTTCTGGGGCCGTGGTGTTTGTGAGAAAGGCTACAACGCACAGAAAGCCCTTGACACGGAACTTCGAGCACGTATTGATGCCTTGGCATTGACTGTACATCCAATGATGGCTGTGGACGCTTCTAGGCTGCCTCGTGGAGCTAAACTTGAGGTAAGACCGGGCAAAGCAATCTTAACTAATGGTAACCCTTCTGAGATTTTACCACCGTTTAACTTTGGTCGGCTAGACCCAAATACGTTTAACCAATCGGCAGCTCTTCAGCAAATGGTTCAAATGGCAACCGGTGCAATTGATGCAGCAGGTATACCGGGTTCAATTAATGGGGACGCTACTGCCGCAGGTATTTCCATGTCACTTGGTGCAATCATCAAACGACATAAAAGAACGCTGATTAATTTCCAAGAGGCGTTTTTAATCCCGTTGGTTCAGAAAGTAGCGTATCGTTATATGCAATTTGACCCTGAGCGCTATCCTGTCAAAGACTTTAAGTTCGTTGCATCAAGCTCTTTAGGTATCATTGCTCGTGAGTATGAAGTAACTCAGTTGGTACAGTTATTGCAAACAATGGGGCAGGATTCTCCAATGTATCCTTTACTCATTCAAGCGATTGTTGATAACATGAACTTGAGTAATCGTGAAGAAATTATTGCAAGCCTACAACAAGCAATGCAGCCAAACCCTGAAGCTCAGCAGGCTCAACAGGCAATGCAGCAAATGCAGATGGCTAAAGAGAAAGCAATTCTTGATTACACAACTGCACAGACTCAGGAAGTTATTACTCGCATTCAACAGAATCAAGTTGAAACACAACTGCTCCCTGTTGACTCAGAGACTAAACGGTATGCAGCCGTTATGAAAGGAATGGGACAAGATCCTACTGAGGCTGAGTTTGCACGCCGTGCTCAGATTGCTGAACTTGCACTGAAACAGCGTGAAATTGAAACGAAAGAAGACATTGTTGAAATGCAAATGAGAGGTACCAATGGTAACGAAACAAGAACTGGATAACGTTCTACAACAAATGAACGCCATTCTTCAACGCTTAGATAGCCGTATCACAGAGCTTGAGAATAACACTACAAAACAAAAAACTACAGAAAAAAGAGCAACTACGGCAAAAGCCTCTTGACAAATAAATAAAAGTATGCTATAATAACTTTGTTAGGTAAAACAGGAGAAACTCTTTGAGTCCTGAAGATGAAAAATATTATGAGAATTACCTCAGTATGTTTTTACAACCCGGTTGGAAACAATTCGTAAATGAAACTGAGGATCTCTTAGATAGTCACAGTATTGATGACATCAAAAACGAGAAAGAATTATACCTACTTCAAGGGCAACGTAAAACTCTGTTGAGCATCGTAAACTTTGAAGTAGGAATAAAAAATGCATTTGAATTGGATTCTGAGAATGATTAAAAGATTCGATTTCAAATGCACTAACTGTGATCACATTGAAGAACAATGGGTCGACTCAGTAGATGAGTTTGCCACTTGTCCGGAATGTGGTGACACCGCACAGCGGATAATCTCTAGTATCCGAACACATTTCAAAGGCGTAGGCTGGCCCGACGCTGACGATAAGTGGGCTAAGGATCACGAGAGAGCCGCTAGAAGATAATTTTCCATAATGCTACGGCACGGAGTTTAAGAATATGGCACGTTTTTTAGATCAGGAACCCGAAGATCAACAGGAAGACGAATTTACTTCACTAGACGAAGAACAGGCTATTCCACAGGAAGCTGCACAGCCAATCCCTGAAGCCTCAGAACAAGAAGATGCAATCCCTGATAAATATAAAGGGAAAGACATCAAAGACATTGTTCAAATGCATCAAGAAGCCGAAAAGCTACTTGGTCGTCAAAGTTCTGAAGTTGGTGAGTTACGTAAACTTGTAGATGACTTCGTTAAGTCTCAGATGCAGGCCAATACTAGCCCACAGGAAGAAGACGATGACGTCGACTTTTTCACTGATCCAGATAAAGCTGTAGCACGAGCTATTGAAAACCATCCGAAGCTAAAAGAAGCAGAGGCAGTTACAGTAGCAATGCGTCAGCAAGCAGCATTAGCTCAATTACAGACAAATCATCCTGATTTTGCTGATATTGTGCAGGATGCTAAATTCCACGAATGGAAAAATAGTTCACGATTTAGACAAGATTTGTTTGATCGTGCAGACAAACAGTTTGACTATGAGTCTGCAAATGAACTTTTAACCTTGTGGAAAGAACGCCAGTCGATGGTTAAGGAAACTGCTAAAATACAGGATTCTGACCGGAAAAGGCAATTAAAGGCAGCGTCAACAGGTGCAGCCTCGGGATCAAGTGAAG